TTCCGATCTAGAGTCAAAGCTGATGCGTTGTCGTGGACGAGACTGTTGTTGTAGGACACCGCTTGGATGAGATATTCGGCTTGGCTTGCCAAGTCCTCGGCTGTCTGTGTTGAAGTTGATCCGAGATGGGTAACGCTTGCCCTATTGACGACCTTGTCCGCCCCAAAATTGATTGAGACAGCATCGTATGGAGTTTGGGCTGGATCGTTGTCACCAAAGTCAACGACTGCTCCGGCAAGTGTCGTACCAATGCGTTTCTGGAATGTGAACACTCCTGACCGATCCACGAACGCTCTGCCCTGTTCAGCGTCAAGAATGTTTGTGAGGTAGCCGTTCACGTTTGTTCCCTGACTGACAGTGAACGCGGCTGATCCGCCGAGTGTGGCAACACCAGTCTCTATTGACTGCTCGCCGACACCTTGAAAAGCGTCTACTTCTGGAAGCGCAAGCAACTCCACAACACGAGCCGATGAGAGTTGTTCTGTGACATTCCATTCGTTTAGAACGGTTTGACTGAGTGTGTATTGGAGATCAATGCAGCCGACCGCGACCGTGTCATTTCCGTCAAGACTGAACTGGTAATCGTATGAAACGATGTAACCCTGAAAGAGTGATTCTGCTGCGTTTAGTGAGTCATATCGGTAGAAGCGGACTTTGCGCATCGGTGCGATTCCCGGCTGATTGTTTGCAGGATCATAGGTGCTTGCATCCGTGTTGAATGGGTTGAACGCCCCATAAGCGATCTGGTCATTCAATGTGAAGCTCATTGTGCCGGCAGTAAATTGATCTCCAATGTCTTTGCGCCCTCGGAAGATCCGCAAGTTGAGGACACCTGTTGTCACATCGGCATAAGTCGTGCCGGGTCCAAGTAAGTAGGTCGTATTGTCAAGCACTCCCTTAGTACTTGAGTCAAGCTCAAAAGAGTTGCTGTCCCAGCCTGTGTCTATTTCAAGCTTGTAGGTGCCTGAATCAATGACTGCTGCGGTCATAGGACTTCTATTGCTGCGGGACCGTATGCGCGATTAGCCGCTTTGATGTTGTCAATGACAAGCCGACCAATTTCGGCGCTAGTGCCAAGACCGCCGCTGATGTTGATGTTGTAAATTGAAGACTGGCGCATTGCCATATGTTCCAAAACGCTGTCAGTTATTTCATATCCGCCCTGTGCAGGTGACAGGTCTATCGGTGATGTGCCGTCAGCAAATCTTGCTCCAATGCCTTTGAGGTCTGCAAGGTTTAGATTTGGGTTCTTGAGCTGCTCTTCAGCGATAGCGATTGCGTCCAGAACGCCTTGGACAAGTGCTTCACCTTGAGTCACGCCAGCCTCATAGAAGCGGTCAGCTGCGAGAGTGCCTAACATGTCGGCAACTGTGTTTAGGTCAGCGACTAGCTGATTGATCCCATTGGGTCCTGTAATGGCTTCTGAGCCCCCGTTTATGAGTTCTAGGGCGATTGCGCTACCAGCCTCTTGACCAGCCTCTAGGACCTTCCTGAGAGCGCTCTCGGAAAGTCCCATTCCAAGCAACTGTTCGACCTTTGTGCCGAAAGCTTTGGCACCCATTGCCTGCTGATTGAGCTGCGCAAGGATCGTCGTGCCGGCTTCTTTGGCTGCGTCCGCTGCACCAGATATTGAGAACTCGCTGGTCACTGATTCTGAGACTGTGGTCTTGAAATCATCGTAAGCTTTTCGGGCTTCTTCAAGTTTCTTTGTGACACCGTCAAGAGCGTTCTTGAATTGTGTGGCGAGTTCTTTTCGTGCTTCTTCCAGTTTCTTCTTCATCGTGTCAACTGACTTGCCAGCTTTGGCGACTTCTTCTTCTGTGTCACCAACTGCTGAAATAACAACTGGGAGAACTTTGTTGCCTACCTTGTCAAAGACATCTACGAGCGTGCTTGCTGATGCGCTTGCATGGTCAAAGCCGAAAGCAAGACCGTCAAAGGTTTTCGCAAGTGCTTTGACATCAATCGCGTTACCAGTGAAAGCATCGCCAATTGCCTTGAATGCGTTGCTGAAATCTCCCTTGAGGAAATAGACCTGTGACTGCTGCAGCTTGACTGCCTTATAAAGAATGTTGACAAATTGCGCGACTGCCAGAGTTACGCCCTTGACCGTGTTGATGATGGCTGGACCGGCTTTGCCACTCTCAAAGATCAACTGCTGGAAGCCAGCGATCAGACCCTTTTGACCAATCACTGATGTGATGCGCTCGATTGCTGGAGCTACCTTCTGCACTAAGAAAGTCGCAAGCTTGTCAAGGTATGGGAGCATTGCTGCGCCAATCGTTTCAACAATTTCACCGAACTGTCCTTGAAGGATCTTGAGTTTTCCTTGGAAGGTATTTGCTGCAGTTGCAGCCGCTCCGCCAAACTGCTCTTTGAGCGCTTTAGTGAGAGCTGTCAGATCTTTAGTTTTGACCGCTGTCTTATCTAATGGCACACCAAGCTTCTGGAGTGCAGTCATGTTTCCGCCGGCTGCTTTGGCTAGCGCAAGGTTGACTGCGTCAAGGTCTTTGCCTGTTGCAGCAGAGATGTCCATTGACAGATTGAGCAGATCTTGTGCTTCTGTAGCGTCACCAGTTGCGCGAACTAACGTGGAGAGACCGTTTCTCAGGTCAGTGTCAGCGACTCCAGTGGCGAGCTGTGCTTTGCTGACGAAGCGCTCCATAGAAGACACCAGAGCGTCATTGGCATTGAGTGTTGATTTGAGTTGTCGCTCAAGTAAAGCCTGACTCTTTTGATCCTCAGCAGCAGCCTTGACCGCTTTGTAAATGAACGCCGACGCTGCGCCAATCCCAGCCATAGCGACACCGATCGCTGGAAGGCTTCCGCCTAGTCCTTTGACCTTGTCTTGTAATCCACCGAAAGATTTGCCCGCTGCTTTGACACCAGCGTCCGAGAAGTCTGTGATGATCGGGATCCTGATAGCCATTACTTGACTCCTTGTCTCGCTATTGCTTGCTCAAGCAATCGTTCTGTCTTCCAGACAAGTCCTTGCATTTCATGCTCAAGGATTGAGTCATAAGTTTCGGCAGTTGGGTACATATATCGAGATGCTCTTCCCCAGTTGAGGTTGAGATTCAAGATCAAAGTGTTGTTCCAGTCGTATTGAAACTCTCTGCCACCATAAACACGCTTTTGTTTTGTTCCGTCGCTTGCACTACCGCGTCCAGCCATATCAAAGATGGCGCCCCACGTGTCATTTTGTTGGAACACAAAAGCGCCAATGGTTTCATATTGGACGCCTTTGTCAAGATTTCGTTTTCTGGCTTTTCGTGTGTCAATTTTGACATTGATCTTGCGGTCAACTTGGGCACCGTACCAAGGTCCACCACGACGCCATTTACGCAGCATGCCAGACAATGGTGGATCATTAGGAGCTGCTTCACGTGCAGCTGCGACCATCGGCTTAGTGATGCGCTTGTAATCCTTTGTGATTTCTCGACGAAGATCTGGGGCAAGTTTGTTCAACTGCTTGAGGGTTTCTTTTATTCCTTGAACCTCAATAGATTGTCTTGCCATGTCATCACTTTCTGTTTCTTTCTTCTAACACAGTAGTGACAGTGAGTAGGTCGGCGGTGTCAAACTCTTCTGAGTAAAAGCGCGGAGCCCACGAAAGAGCAACTAGTAACTCTGCTAGGAGCCTTCTGTGAGTTCCGCTTGGGTAGGGTTTTCAATTTCCTCCGCGACCACATCTACCGAGATGAGCTTTGCAATGTATTTGTCAAACTCACTCGGCACCACGATCTTGGCTTGCTTGCAAGCTTCCCAAGCTAAGAATGCCAAGTCCTCGACTCCGACACCGTTCGCCATGTCTGATGCTTTACGCTTGAACCTTCGTTCCCATGCGACAAGTGTGACAAGGTTGGTTGTTACTTCGTATGGGTCTTTGCCTTCTTCTGTCACCTTTAGGTGCAGTTTCATTTATTCTCGCTTTCGTGTCGGACCGATGTGCGGTCAGTTATTAGCTTTCGTCAGAAGTATAAACACCGCCATTGAAGGTGATGCTTATTGTTCCTAATGCTCCCAGCGCGGTCACGATTGGTAGCGCAGCCAAGAATGTCCCCGTAAAAGTCAGACCCGGATTAGTTGCTGAGTCTGCACCGACGGTTGGCTTTACGACCACAGTCGTTGATGTGCCGACTAGTGATTTCAATGTTGCCCAAGTCTCGGTCGCTGCAAAGCTTGCGTAGAAGTCGAGTGTGACTGAGTGTGATCCGAGACCCGAGACATACTTGCGTGAGCTGTCACCGAAAGCGGTTGCTTCAAGTTGATCAAAGTTGATGTTGACAGTCGCGCCGGTGCACTGATCAGATAGATCTACTGCGTTGACGGTCACTACTGGGGACGAGAGATAAGTGCTGGTTGCCATGATTACTCCTTGGGTGCTTTCTTAGGTTTATTTTTAGCAGGTTTTTCTTCTTCTGTGGTTGATACCTCAGCGCGCACAATAAAGCCACCAGCCAAGAGCGCGTCAAGGTTGATGCCATCCTTTGGAATGAACGGCTCACCGATCACGCCAAGCTTCTCGGATGCGATTAGGTAGCTCATGCGGTCTGAGCCTGCACTTCAATTAGCATTTCGTATGCCGGCAGGACTACGCCACCGACATCAACGCTGGTCGGCGATCCTGATGTTGCTCCGACATTTGCGGTCATTACTGCTGCAGCCATGTTCAAGATGTTACCCAAAGCATCCGAGTTGCCCGGACCCATTGAGATGATCTGGACAGGGAATGTCATCTTTGCAATGTTGTAGTTCCACATTGTGAACGATGGTGCCGAAATGTACACACACGGGGGTCGCAAGTTTCGGGGATCCGTGACGATCGGCAAGGATGTTGCTGTCGCCAGTTTTGTTCCCAGCGCGCTCATCGCATTGTTGAAGAGGTCGGTGTAGTTGGAGACTGTCATGCGCAGGCTGGGCGATCAATGCCGAGTAGTTGTTTGATTTGACCGTTCATGCCGGGCACAGGTGACTGACCCATATCTTGGAAGCTTGAAAAAACATCCACGGATCCTCGAGCTTTATAGAGAGCAGCGCCATACATCACTGATCCGAGGAATACATCTTGCGATGGGACTGTGGTCAGTGAGTCAATGTATCCCGCTTCTTGCCTACGCCTGTAGCAGAATGCGTTAGCAGCTGCAGCACAAGTTGTCGTGAAG